TTTAACCATGATGACCATGCTAGTTTAATCATGTACCAGACACCCTTGTTAAAAAATCTTCGAGGCGAAGTATGTACATAACGGTTAATGATGTTAAACTTTCTGGGTTTAATCTTCTGAGATAAATGATAGTCCTCAGCAATCTTGTCTTCTTCATTGAAGCCTCCTAATTGGTTAAATGTTTCTGTTTTAAATAACATAAACCCACCTATCGCAAAAGGCTTTGTAATCCATGATATTAACTGTATTACGTCAAATATCCTATACACCCAATTGTATTGACTTGTTGTTGTCTTGAATCGACACGTTACCAGGTCTAGGTCTTTTTTAATGGCTGCCTGTAATGCTTTACGAATGATTTTTGTATCCTTCAAATACATATCAGCATCTAGGAATAGAACGTAAGGTGTTGTAACTAACTTAGCTCCATTGTTACGTGCTACTGCAGGTAACCCCCCTTCTATTATTTCAACCTCAGGGAAGTGAGTATGAACGGCATTTACCGTAGGAGCTAGACGGCCTGTTGATGAATCGGCTAAAATTATTCTACATTTAATACACTGTGTGTAAAGTAGATCTAATGTACCCATCAATCTTAGACCCTCATTCTTACATGGTATTACTATCGTTAATTGATTGTTCATATTTTTCAAATGCTTTAGCTAATTTCTCACCTAACCATTCTCCCCATTCTTCAAATGTAAATGTTGATTCGGGGTGTTCTTCAAGGTAAAGTTTATATTGTCCTTCTAGTGTCATTACTTACTTTTTAGTAGGTGGTCATAAAAGATAACAAATACAATATCCCTTGATATCCCTGCGATAACAAAGTATATTACGATTAATGTAAAATCATATGGGAACCCAATATATGCTGCAGATGCAAGGGCTAGCGAATTAAATATCTCCTTAATTGACTTAAATAGATGCCATGCATCAGTTAGAGCTACAGGTAGAACTATTCCTTTCCACTTCTTAAATCCTTTGGATGGAGTGTTGTCTACATACTTGTTAGTCCAGCTAACGTTCTTATTCCAGTAGTTTGGATTTTTGTTTTTAAAAATACTAATGCTAAAATGATCTGAACAAGTATCCATTAGAGCATCAAAAATACCTCCTATACAATATAGGAGAATGGGGATTAATAGTAAGTATTGCATATTATTTATTTTTAGGTGGGTGATAATTTTCTCTTAACCAATCCCAGAAGGCTAATGCGTCTTCAGGTACACCTACTGGTCTACCATATTTCTCAATAATGTCTAGCCAGGTTGGTTGTTGAGGAATGATTTTAGCAAACCATAATGTTTCTTTAGCTAAAAACTTTTTCTCGTATAGGAACATTATATCCTGTCCCTCTTTTAATTTGTCTGTAACATCTTCTTGTACTAATTTAACATCTCCATATGTGTGTTTAACCCACCATGTATTGTTGTTTTTATATAATGTACCTTTCATACTATGTCTAACTTATTCACTTGTAAATTAAATAAGATTCTTTTTTAGTTAGTTCCGGATAATCTTTTATAACTCTATTAATAATCATACCAACCACTCTAGCTCTAGAATCAGAAACTGGGTTGAAGAATAGCTTGCTTGGTTTTTTATCTAGTAAGTGGTTTGGAATAATTTCTTGAGTTAGGATTTTGTATATCGTTCCTATCTTTCTATCGTCAGGACATGGTTTGATATACTTTTCCATATCAGGTAATCTCTCAGGTTGAAATACTAGAGTATCAACACCCTCTACTTTATATCCAGTCTTAAATTCTCCTATACCTTCTAGGTACACCGCCACTATTGTATTACCGCATCTATCCTCAAAACTGTATGCGTTTGTATAGAACGAGATATTAACTTTCTGATAGTCATAACTATTAAGAGGATCTATCTTTATTTCATGTATCTGTAAGTAATCTGCTTCTAACTTATCAGAACTATCTAATGCTTCTAATACCCATTCTTTTAAAAGTGCGGTAAGTTTCATGTATATAAATATTAGTTGTTCTTCTCTTCCAAGCATTTAGGGCATGGTATATTTACCGGATGTAAAATGCCATGTTTATCACATAGTTTCTTTTCTTTCATTAGTTACTTAACGGAAATCCATCAGACATTTTATGTCTAATTTCTCTACTGAATACTGATAGTGTACCTGTTCTATCTGTTTTCTTTACTCCATTATCAAGTATGTCTTGAAGGAGGTCTGTGTACTGCTTATCTAGTTTATTGTTCATATTAGTATACATTTTTCTCTTGGGAATGATAGTATATGTAATTTACCATCTATATAAGCATCGCCTGAATACAACTTCTCCTCTGTCCCTATAATAGTCATATTTGCTACATTTATTAATTCTAAACCTGCTTTATAAACAGTTGAATCTGGATGTCGTTGATAGTCTTCTACTAGTCTTACTTTAATACCGTCTGTCCATCTTGTTGATTTATTCATATTCTTTATTTTAATCCCACCATCTTCTAATATTCCTCTCAAGGATAGTGAATAGTAATTTATGTGCTCTTTCTTCGTTGATGTGTGCTATATTCAAAGCAATACCTACTACAGTATCTTTATTGAAGATAGGTTCAGGATTGTTTATAACCTGCTTGTAGATGCGTGGATACTTTCTAAAGTACTCATCAAAACGATGATTTGGATCTTCTTCGATATCTAATTCCCAGTAACCTGGTTGTGATTCAGAATCATTCCAATTGAACTTTGGTTTATGATAATTCTGATATTCACCACTATACCATTCATTCTGTAGCTTGTCAATCAATCTTACACATAGTCTCATAATTTGAGCATCACGTTGGGCACGTGTATGTCGGTCATGATATCCAATATATTCTGCTTGATTCTTTAGTTTGAATTTAAGAATCTCGTAAATGTATCTGTGATCCCAATCCTGGTCTTTCCGTATAATTGGAAACCATCTTACTAAGTTTTTTATTCTCCTAAAGAAGCTTTTGATTGTGTGTATCATGACTTATTTGTTTTCGTATTTTGATTTTAATGCTTCGTATTGAGCTCTTTCTTTTGCTTCCAATCCTGCTTCTGATATTCTACGAGCTTCTGCTTGTTTTTCTTTCCATACTTTGAGTCGTTCATCCCTCTCACTTATTGCTTGTGCTTTAATCTCTTCATTTGATTTATAAAGTAGGTCTAGTTTAAAGCTATATCCGACAGCATCATCGTAGGAGTGGCCTGTTTCTGATCGAATAAAAATCTCATCTTCGTCGATTTCAACCTCTCTCCATGCTTTATAAAGTGGATATCTACCTTTATCTACTTCATTTAATATCTCAGCTACTTGAAGTGCTTTGTCTTCTATTGCTTCTTTAGCAGCTAGGTAACTTTCAAACTGTTCTTTTGTTATCATAATTTTCTATTTAGTTAAATATAAGAACTTTTCTTTGACCAAACAACTTTATTTCATAAAAAAACCTCCTAAAAAGGAGGCTTTACATTGAGCTATAAATTATTGTATTGGCTTCGTGAAGTTTCTTAGCTAAACTATCTTTTGTGTATTGGAGTTTACTGTTTTTAATTACCAGGCTATCGTTTAAGTCTGATAGGCTATCATTGGTGTTTACACAGCTGTCTACTTGATGTTGGAGTACGGGTACTTTTTTTGCTTGTTCTTTGAAATGCAACATTGTATTAAATAACATTCCGAATGATGTTACTGTTAGGATTGCTCCAATATACTTTTTCATATCTAAAAATCTTTATTTAATCCGAAAGAAAAGCTTTGTGATATTGAACCTAATGCACTCTGTGTGCCATAAGTTATTGCTATAGAATAATTCTTAGGTAATTTAATACCGTAGTTAATATCATATTCTAGTGTAATGTCTTGGTAGTTATAGAAGTACCCACCGCACACTGTAGCAGAGAAATTTGAATTACCTATAGGGGCACTCACTGTTAGATCCGTATAAATGTCTTGTAGACTGGTTGTATACAGACCTGTTCTAATTCCAACTGACATTCCGTTATTCAAGTATTCACCTACTTCAATACATCCACTAAGTAGATTCTTAGTATCAGATAGATGTGTGTTAGTTGTTAGACTTGGTCCTACGTACCCGTAGTACTTTTGGGAATATGTTACTGTACTAACTAGTAGTAAACAAAATAACATTAATTTCTTCATCATTTTTTAACTGGTTTTTTTGCGGCAGGTTTCTTTGCTGGAGTTTTAGCTGCAGGTTTTTTAGCTGCTGTCTTTTTAACTGGTTTTTTATTTTGTTCTTTTTTCTCTCTTACAGCTGAATATACTATAGACCCTACTAACATTAGAGATAATGCTAAGGCAGCAATCATAAAGTTATCAAATATGTTTAGTAGTGATAACACTTTAGCTGTCTCTTCTGCTCCTACTCTAGTCTGTAGATCTGTTAGCCAGTTTACATTATCCAGTATAGGTTCTAATTGTTCCTTTATGTGTAGAGTTTCTATTAGTTTTAGTGCTCCTTGCTTATCTGTAGCTGCTTTTTCAAATACCTGATCTAAGTCTTTATCTATCTTTACCATCTGTACTTCTGTAATCTTAGCAACAGAATCTTCGTCAGGTGCTAGGTAGGTACTCTTATAAGTATCCCACATTTTCTGTGTCTGTACTCTAACCTGTAATATGTCTGCCTTTCTAGCTAGTAGAGTATCAACATTACTTGAATATACTATTAATCCATCCTTAATTGAAGTACCGTAGTAGTCAAATCTATGTGATAGTAGCGGAACACATTTTAGTCTATCATTAAGAATTGTGGTAGCTGATGCTCTTATTTTATCGTCTGCATACTTACCGAACGATGCTACAGCTATTATGATAACTGTAAGAATGATCATTATCGTAGAACTCTTCATATTAACTCTTTCTTGGTTTTGGTTTTGACCTATTCACCGTTTTCTTAGGTGGAGGTGCCCCTCCTGTCTTTATGTGTTTAATAAATTCAGCTGGATTGTTAGCAAAGTTAGTTGATATTTTAACTATCCCTGTTAATATCTCAGGTGAATTTAGTCCCACTAATCCATATGCAAGTGCCTTATACATTGAAGCAACTTGGAATTGCTCTAATATAAACCAAGCAATCAATGAAGCAATCATCGATGCACCTATGTTACTTAATACTTGCGGTACAGTTTTATCTTCAGGATTCTTACTTGTAGCTAATCTAGCTACCATTCCTGCTGCACCTATTACTAAAACAACCCACCCTCCATTTAGGAAGAGTGGGATGAATTTACTTAAACTATCCATACTACACTCAGTTTTCGGTTCTACTATTTAAACAACCCGAATACTTTTGTATAGTATTTCTTTTTATTTTTTGTTTTATTCTTCTGTTTTAGGTTCTATTGATGCCGGGGTATCTCTCTTTGGTGAGAATTTATCTAGGCTATCTGCACCCATTCCTATTGCTGTTATAATTACTACAGCATCTACTAATTTATCGGAAGGTGCTATGTCTTTAGCTGAGTAGCTGTTAGCTAGCATGGTACAGCATAGAAATAATGCTCCTACGAATGCTACGACTGGTTTGATTGATATAGATCCTCTTTCGTCTTTAAAAAGAGATATTAAAAATTCAGGAAATGTCATGTTATTCTGTTTTTAATAAATAGTGCTTTCTGAGAAAATATTTGGTTTTACCTAAAACTCTTTCAGCTACTGTTAAGCTCGAGTAGGGTATTCCGTCTATTATTACCGGTTTTCCCATTTTCTCCACCACCTCACTAGGCCTCTTTCGACCTAATAGAGTTTGACGTATTTTCTCTTTTGTTTCTTCACTATGCCAGATCTCTTTTTGCTTTCTAGTCTCTATAGATTTTTGAGAGCTCTCCTTACTTCTAGTGCCTAAGATTCTTCCTTTGTTTGCTTCGCTTATTTTCTTCTTTGTTTCTTCTTTGCAAGGTGGCATTTTTCTTCCTTTTAAACTCTGGTTTCTTTTATCGATCACCTCTTGCGAAAATACCATCTGCCTACCCTTCATAGTATTCCTAATCTTAGCTCTAACGATATCATCTTTTTTTCCACCTCCACCATCACCTACCTCTTCTTTTAAATTAGCCCAATCTGGACTATTAACAACATTATATAACTCACTAAAGTAAAGTCCCATCCTTCGTAATTCCTCTGGGTTAGTGGTTTCTAATAATATTGTTGTTTTTATATCAGATGCTGTTAAGGCGTGCTTAGCTAGATGCTTAACCCAGTATTTTCCGCTTCCTTTATACCTGTGAGGATCTTGTGATGTCTTTCCTAGGTATTTCAGTCCTAGCGGACTCTCTTTAATGTACAGTACTGTGCTTTTCATTTATAATAAATAGGCAACTTCTTTAGAAAGGAGTTAGTAACCTTTGTTGAAATCTAACTTTTTTACAAAAAAAACCGAGCAGTTACGTCTGATCGGCTGTTATTTAATTTACTATAAATAGTATAAAAAACATCTTTCTCGTTTAAAAAGGTAATGTTTGCGAGCCTTTTTTGCTCCCCCGACCTTTCTTAAGTTTACTACTTAGTTGTAGGTAGTATTACTGTTGTGCCACTATCTAGGCCTGTAGTGTCTACTTTTACTGAATCTATCTTTGTAGAATCAATAGTGGGAGTTGGTGCTGTATTATTTACGCAAGCTACTAAGAATAATGCGATTACAGCTGCTGTGATCATTGCTTTCATGTTTTTATTTTGTTTAGTTAGTTAAATTAGAATCCCATATCCATTCCCGGTGCTCCGGCTTGGTTATCTTTCTTTTCGTCTTTCTTTGTATAGATAACTGATTCTGTAGTTAGAATAGTTCCAGCTACTGATGCAGCATTCTCTAGAGCAATTCTAGTTACTTTTACCGGGTCTAGTAGACCAGTTTCAAAAGCATCTACTACTTCTTGAGTCTTAGCATTGAAAGTTGCATTAGGTAATTCAGATGCTAATACATCGTGACTTACTTTGTACCAATTCTCAATACCTGCATTAGATAAAATCTTTCTAAAAGGAGCTTGACAGGCTTCGTATACGATATCAACACCTTTTTGCTGGTCTCTACTTAAAGTCTCTCTTAGTGTAGCCAAGCTTTCAGATGCAACTGTTAATGCAAATCCACCTCCAGGTACAACACCTTCTGCTAAAGCAGCTTTGGTAGCAAATAAAGCATCCTCTACTCTATCTTTCTTCTCTTTCATCTCAATCTCAGAGTTACCTCCAACTGATATTATCGCCACACCTCCGATTAGTTTACCTAATCTCTCTTGTAGTTTCTCTTTCTCATACGGACTAACACCTGGACGTTCTAGTTGTGCTTTGATCTCACCAGCTCTTGCTGTAATTAGAGCTTCTTCACCTTTCCCGTCTATAATAGTAGTCTTTTCTTTATCGACAGTCACCGTTCTAGCTCTACCTAGATATTGAGATAATTGTTGGCCGGTCATCTTATCTAATTTTAGACCCTTATCCTTACTTATAACTTGACCACCGGTCATAATAGCTATATCTTCTAAGATTAGAGTACGTCTTTCACCAAAGTCTGGTGCTTTAACAGCTACACCTCTAATAATACCTCTCATCTTATTAACGATTAGAGTTGCTAGAGCTTCATCGCCAAAGTCTTCTGCTATGATTAAGATAGCCTTATTCTCGGCATTTACCTTATTTAGGACCTGTAATAGCTCTTGAGCGGTTACGATTCTACCGTCAAAGATTAATATGTAAGGATCTTCTAGAAGTGCCTGCATTGAATCGTTATTAGTAACGAAGTAAGGTGATTTGTATCCTCTTTCAAACTGCATACCTTCTACTACTTCTAAAACTGTTTCACCAGTCTTTGATTCTTCAATCGATACAATACCCTCTCTTCCTACTTTTTCAATAGCTGAAGCGATTAAGTTTCCTACTTCTTCATCGTTGTTACCTGAGATAGTAGCTACTTGTTTTATTTGGTCTTGAGTGGTGATGTCTTGGGCGATTGATTTTAAATCACGGATCACATTAGCTACTGCTTTATCAATACCTCTTTTAACTTCTACCGGATTAGTACCTAGGTCAATTACCTTGATTCCTTCTTCTACTAATACTGTAGCAAGTAAAGTCGACGTAGTCGTACCATCACCTGCTTCATTAGCAGACTTGATTGATACTTGCTTAACTAATTGAGCTCCAATGTTTTCTACTTCATCTTTTAACTCCGTAAAAGCTCTTGCGCAAGACACGCCATCTTTTGTAACCTTAATACCATTAACCTTATCCTCGATAAGAACTGTTCTACCGCCTGGTCCTAGAGTAGAGGAGACGGTCTGGTTTAGCTTTTTAATACCTTGAGCTAATTTTAGCTTCAATTCTGTTCCTGTTGTGTTTTCTATCATAATCTTTTAGTCTTCTATTATTGAAATAATTTCAGTTGCTTTTGTCATGAAGTATTCTTCACTTTCAATACTTATACGTTGACTACCTAGCTTAGGTATCACTACTTTCTTACCCACCTCTATACCTTCAATCTTAACGGTATAACCGGTATGCCAATTAAAGGTATCAGATACTGCTACAATAACAGCTATCTCAGGCTTTTCTTTACCTAGATCCGGAATAATAATGTTTCCAGACATTTGCTCCTGTTCTTCTACAGGTTTTAAAATAACGTGCCCATTCACAGGCTTTAGTGTTGTGCTCATATTTGTTCTTGTATTTGTTCTTGTAATTGTGGAGTTTCTATAACTTCTGCTTCTTTGATTTCTTCTAGCTCGGGGACGAGTTCAAGAAAGTAGAGTAGACCATCTTTCTTCAAGACAGTATCTGCTCTTAGGTGCTCCTTCCAGGCATCTACATTAGGGTTTTGATGTTCGTGTATTTTTCTCTTAAGGACGAATAGCTTATCGTCAAATTTTATGAACTCTGTTCGTAACATACTTATTCTATAACTCTAATTAATATAACTACTTTTGTTCAGATTAGCAACTTTATTAGCTATGTTTCTTCATCTTACTCATAACCTCGTTAACATACAAAACTTTTAAGTGAATTGTTTCTATTTCCTCTTTGGTTAAAACTATATCTTCGTTTACCCACATTACGTGTACGGTTCCGTATTTAATATGGTCACCGATTCTAAATATATAGTTAGTATCTATTCCGTAGTATTTATTTAACTCTACAACTGATTCTCTAAAGTAGTCCTTTCCTGTTCTTATATAACCCTCATCTGAGGTATGGACATCCATTAGTAATTCACAGGTTGGTGAAATCGGAACTCTTTGATAGTTTAACATCATTTCACGAGTAGTGTTGTCGGCTTTCTCGTAAGTCATTGATGAATAGTTAAACGGTAGACCATTTATAGCTGTATTACCGTTATGGTACTCCACAATAGCTACTCTATTAGCTCCTACTAGAGCTCTTATTTCAACTAGTACTTCGTTTATAGTAATTCGATGCTTGGTATTGTCGATAAATATAGTAGCCTCGTCATGCTTAGAAAACTTCTTACCGATCCAACTTCCAATGTAAGGTGCGATGGTTGCAATTACTCCACCAAATACTATTCCGGCTGTTCTTAAGTAATCAGGATCTATATTCATAATGTAATTATAAATAGCTTCCTTTATAGTAAACATCAATGGCCATCACGAAAATTTTTAGATAAAGCAGGAGGTGCTTTAAGAGTTACACCATCTAGCTTAGTAGTATTTTCCATCTTCTCTTTTACCATCTTAGCTACCTCTTGAGCATGTTCTGCCGGTACATTTATGATTAACTGGTCATGTACCTGTGCCTGGACTAATCCATTAATACCCATCTTCTTTAACTCTCTATTAATCTGTACGGCAGCTCTATTCACAACCGCGGCAGCTAAAGACTGTAGCTGATAGTTTAGACAGTTATTCAATCCATTCTTATAGTCTCTGTAGACTTGAAGTACTCGTTCTTTACCGTATTTACCTTCTAGCTCCTTTCTAAACCTCCAATCTAGTATTTGATCACCAGTAGTTGCATAGATCTGTTTAACTCTAGGTAAGTGTCTAATCCTACCTACCTTATTAACGATATAACCATTCTCTTTAACAAACTGCCTTGAATTCTCTCTCCATGCTTTTAGACCAGGAAAACCATCTAAGTAACCCTGTACTAGTTTATCGGCCTCCTTTTGAGGTATATCTAAAGTCTTAGCTAATGCAAATGATTCCATCCCATAGGCAATACCTAGTGAATAGGCTTTAGCCTTATTTCTCTTAACTGGGTCAAGCTTTTTAAGGAAGTTAGGTGCTTTCTTATCGGCACTAACACCTTCTAGCTTTTCGGTCTGAATAGCTACAGTGGAATAAAAGTCGTGATTCATATTAAAGATCTCCTGTAACTTCTCATCACCTGTAACAGATGCAAAGCAGTGTGGTTCTAGAGATTCATAATCACAGTCAATTAACATCCTACCTTCTTCTGCTACCAGGAATGCTCTGACTAGATTATTGTAATGAACTATGATAGGTGCTGCCTCGCCATCTTCTTTAGGTTTAGGTAGCTGCTGTAGATCAGAACCGTATCTTCCCGATACTGTACCATGCTGCTTAAAGTAAAAATAGTACCTACCGTCTTCATGCCTATCGTAAAATCTATCTACATAAGTAGACTTAATCTTTAGTAGCTTGTTATAGA